GGACCACGAAATCCACCACGAGAGGCGATGGTATCAATTACCGCAACAATGCTGCGAGTACAACGGCTCGAAAGTTCTACGATTTGTTCATAGTTTTCGCTTACTGCGGGTTGTTCAACTTTCTTAGTCATAATCTATTCTCCATATGAACTATTTTTTTCGAGAGCACACCAGTATTCGATACTGGCATTGGTATTCACAAAATGTGAAATAAGTTTTGATGAGATATTGACCGTATAATCTCCATCAATCATCCTAAGATTACGAATATCGAATATGAATTTAAAATTCGATTCCGTAAATTCACCATCAACATCAATCGTGTATACGTTAGACGTTGGGTCTGCAGCGTCGACGACTGATAGTGATAGAGTATTATCTATAACAGATACAAACAGCGTGTCGTGTCCTAGAACAGAAGCCGCCTTTCGAACTGAGTTCAGCGTTTCCTTATCGAGTACAAAAGTTACGTCTGCTTCTGGCATGACAATGTCTTTGCTAGGTGTCGTCAAGATAGCCGATTCAGCATAATGGTACTTGGTTCGCGCACGACCAGATCCATCAGCAATGACGACGCTCTTGTTTTCAAACTTCAGATTGGGATTATCGACCAAAGACAATACGCTGAGGAATTCGTTCAGGTCATAGATACCGAAGTCGACGGGAAATTCTTCCTCTACCTGCGCGGCGGCAAGTACAGTCTTAGATTCCGCAATCGTCTTAATAGTATGTCCGCTCTCGACAACAATATTTGGATTGATCGAAGCAAAGTTCTTCAGGAAATGAAGAGTGTCTTCAGATAGGTTCATTATATATTTTCCTCATTGGTTTCATTGGTTGGTTCATCATGTGTCTCACTTTCGTCAGATACAAAAAGATCTTCAGGTGGATCATAAACAGAAACGAACTGCTTTATCTTGTTTCTAAGTTTGCCGACGATTTCCATTTCTTCGCCTTGAAATGCGCCACGTTGAGAACATAGATCGATTATGTTCACCATATCAATCATATCTGACAACTGTAATTCTATCACATTAGGTACATCAGTTTCAAGTTTTTCTTCGGTCATCTTATGCCTCGTTGTACGTAGAGAAGTTATTACTTTTCGAGAACGTCAACGTCCTGTCAAAGTGATCTTGCATCGCTTCTGGGTTATGGGAGATAACAATAACGTTTGTATGCTCGTTAATGGTATCCAGGATCTTAATCAGATTCTCAACTCCTTCATCGTCCAACGAGGAATCAAAAGTCTCATCCAGGATCAGTAGATTAGTGGAAACACTATTCTTCATCTTGGCAATTTGTCGCCACGTAAACAACAATGCCAAATCGATCCTCTGTTTCTCACCTTCACTAAATGAATCATATGAGAACGAATCTCTATGCCGTGAACGAATCGTCTCCTTGAATGACTCATCTAGATCGAACCGAACATAGAAATCCAACACTTGGAGATAACTGTTAACAAATTTATTAATCACCGGAAGATACTGCTTGATGATCTTGGTTTTGAAACCCGTATCTTTAAGTAACTCAGCAGCGACTAGATAATACTCACGCTGGTCCACTAGTTTCAGTTTAGTATCAATATGGTTGTTGATCTCGATCTGGAGTGCGGCCAGTCTCGCGTGTGCGGCGTCAAGATTCGCGTTGTTCTGAACCAATGTTTGCAGTTCTGATTCAACCGTAGTTATTCTACGTTGAGCGGTGTTAATATTCGACTGATGGTGTTCAATCTTAGAAATCTTACCGAGTTCCGCGTCGATTAACTCCTTCAGGTGTGTCGCCTTAACTGATAAGTCGGCCTGATAAAACTTTGCCTTTTTCTGGCCATCCGCGATTTTCACTAGTTCAGATGCCGCTGTGTTCGACTTCACTTCCTTGAAATCTTCATCGATACATTGTGTACATGTAGGACACACATCGTTATCAGTATAGAAATTTATTTCTTTATGAAGTTCAGCATGCTTCTTATCGAACACAGCACCGTAGGATCGAATCTTACTAATCTGTTCATCAAAACTATCACTGCGGGTTCTCATATCTTCTAGACCAGTGACATCTATATCGTCCATGGATGCTTGAGAACTAATCACTTCGGCGAGTAGTTCTTCAATCTCAGTTCTTTTACTGGCGATGACACCGTCGGTGATCTTTTCGATCTCCTTAATATGTCTAGTCTGTGACTCGGTTTTAGTGTTCACAAGTTCAAGATTATGTTTGTTGTTGATCATCTCTTCTTTCAGAACCGAGTTTCTTTCTTTAAGTATAGTATTCATTCGTGAGAATATATTAATATCAAGTAGATCTTCAATCACCTCACGTCTCTGATTCGTAGGTAGTTGCATAAAGGGAACGAACGACGACGAACCTAGTACCTCCACTTGGTGAAAGGACTTGTGGTTATGCTTAATGATATTCTGTTCAAGGATCTTCTGGTACTTCTTGGCGTGTGAATCCTGATTCAGGAGTACGCCATCTTTCCAGATTTCGAATATGGTTGGTTTCTGACCTCTGACAACTCGATACGCACTATTAGCAACATTGAATTCCACTTCAACAACCATATCTTTGGCATTTATGGAATTGATAAGTTGAACTTTGGTGATGTTCCTATGTGCCTTACCGAACAAGGCATATGACAACGCATCTACCAGTGATGATTTACCTGATCCGTTTGTGCCCACGATGAGTGTTGTCTTCTCTTTACAGAAATCAATCTCGGTGAAGTTATTCCCAGTGGAAAGGAAGTTTCGGTATTTTATTCGTTCTAAAACTAAGACGGGTGTCTCCTATTCAATTTCAGTGGACTGTGCTTCCACCATAAGACTACGAATCAAAGTTTTAATTCTAGATTTATCGAGTTCTGTATCTGTCGCATCAATATATGTGTAGAGTAAACTCTCGGTATCTTCGACGGACACCTTATCGTCTTCGACGTTAGTTCCTACGAAGTCAGAGAAATTCTCGACGATCTGTAAACCATGATGTTTTCTGGCATGTATTCTATCAACGAACTTCTCAAACTCTTTAGTTTTTGATTTGTTTATAACAATAAGTTTAACGAACTTACCATCTAGATGCTGTACGTTGACAGTCGCGTATGATGTGCTTGCACTATCATCATACAAGATCTTCTCATACATGGTGATAGGATTTTGTACAGGAGTTAACTCCCGAGTCTCTGTATCGAGAATGTGAAAGTACTTCGGATCGTTGCAGTCGCTCCAGAAGAATTCCATCTGACTACCTAGATAGTGGATGTTATCCTGCTGCGACTTAGTATGATAATGACCTGATAATACCATTTCAAAACGAGAGAAAATACTATGGTCCATACCATGGGGAGCGACGACGCCTATTTGCATTTCAAACCCAGCGAGTTCCAGATGTGCACCTATCACGTCTGCCTTACATGTACTAATGAAGAGTCGAATCGCTTCTTCGTTCTCTGCATTGATCCATGGAATCATGCCGATCTTGAGTTCGCCATACTGTTCTACTACGGGCTGTTCAAAGATCCGCACCTCGTTCATGTAGTGACCGAGTAGTTCTTTTAGAGCGTTGAGTTTGCTAGAATTTTTGTAAAATGTGTCGTGGTTTCCGGGTATGATGTCCATGTGTATATCATACTCACGGAGTTTATCCAAGAAATGCTTCCTATTAGCATTCAATGCCTTGAAGTTAATTGACGTCCTACTCTCGTAGTAATCGCCTAAGTGTAGAATTTTATTGATACCGTGTTCTAGTAGATAGGGAAAGAATATGTCCTCATAGAATCTACGTTGGTATTCAATAAAGACATCCGAACTATTTCTAATTCCAGCGTGAGTATCTGATATTATTGCTAACTTCAATTCACTGTTCTCATGATTTATCGTGCGGTAGTATTCATTATACTGCTTTTCTAATGTAAATTCAAGTCACTATAGGAAAGAAGATAAATCCGAGTCTGCATGAACGGCACGTCTTTTCTTCGTTTCTTTCTTGGAGTAGTCCTTGATGTCCTTATCCTTATCTTTAATGAAGTCGATACGCTGGCGAAGTTCCTCGACGAATGCATGGGTCGCGCGCGCGGCAGGATTAGCATCCATCTCTTCCTGAATAAGATTATCTAAACCAGTCTCATTCATGTACTTGACTTTTATTGCCTGTTGCTTCTTTTCCTTGGCAATTCTGCGAAGAAAGGCGAACCACGCTATCTGAGTGAAGTAAGAAAATGCATTAGGTTTACCTGTGCGTGTCTTAGTTTCAATTTTGAAATTCTTGATACGCTTCAAGCAATCCTCGACACCATCCATCATCATCTCTTCACGATAAGTGTAGCGACCGAAGTTTGCTTTGTGAGATAAACCTTCGTTAATCTTTAGAAAACACTCGGCGATATAGTTTGTTACTATAGGGTAAGGTTCTTCCTTTTCTTCTGACTCTTTACATGCAATAACGTACTCTACTACTGCAGCAGAAAATAGAGCGTTGTTTACATAATGAGCGCGTTCCCTCGGTTTCAATTTCTTTTCTTTTTCCATATCTATGATCATAATAATTCCTTTTCTATAAAATAAAAACCACAACGCTCTGCGCGGTGATAGTAACCGTGTAAACTTGAATTGTTGATACAAAACTGATATAATAAAAACATAGTTTGACAGTGAAGATGAATGCTAGGATTACTAGTGCACCTTATCTGAACCACTAGGGAAGACAATCACATTAGTCCCCGCTGAATCAGTTAGAGTCTTTGTGCTACCCGATGTCACTACAGTGCTTAATAAATCCGATAACAAGGCACTTTCTCTTTCAGCTGATTCCTGTATTCTAAAGTTATGTAGATCCTGCATCTTCGAAACACCATAATGGTATTGTTCGGATGTATCAGTATCTACCACCACAGCGGTTCCTGCCACACTAGTTGGACTGATCATAACAATTTCTTTGTATCCATCGACATACATCATCCAAGGTCGGAGAATATAGTATCTTCCGTATCCAGGATCTGCTTCAATCGATATTTCTTTCGTGACAATCTGAATAACGTTCCTGACCAGTATCTCGCTGTGAGTCTCGTCAGGCCATTCCACAACTTCACAAAGAATTTCTTCGCCGTTGGTCAATTTAAATTGCTTAAGATTCATTATATTTTCATCCCTATAATTTTGAATACGAAATCTTCGCGTTCGTAAATTGTGATCCTAGCATTTCCATGTTTCATTGAAAAGTTCTCGCGACCACTCCACTTCAATTCATCCATAATATCATATAGGTTGGTTGTATAACCATTGTCAGATATTCTTAATCCTCTACCTATAGACTGCAGTACTCTTATAACAGACTTACTAGGTGACGCGAAGATAATATTATGAATGTTACGTATATTTATACCCGTACTAAATGTACCAAAACTCGCCACAATGATTGCATTAGATTGCTTCTCTACAATTCCTCTAATTGCTTCACGAATTTTAACATCTGTTTCGCCTGCAACAAAGTATAGTTTTCTTCCCTTCTCAATTTTCTGATCAAGAATATCATGCAGCACCTTACCATGCTTCTCAACATAATTAAATAAGATTAGTGTATTACCATCAAGATCTAATGCTAGGTTGGTAATGAGTTTGTTCCGTCTCTCATGCGCAACAAGAAAGTCTACCTCATCGTGATACGCTACCTTATGGACTGACTTACGTTCTTCGTTGGTGTACTGTAATGCCAGCATCTGGATCTTTAGAGGAGCGAGTACTTTCTCTGCTTGCAATTTCGCTGTTGT